TCACGGAACACCAGCACGTCCGAAGCGCCCAACGTCGTGTTAGCGGTCAATCCGCTCAGATCTATATCGAGATTTACCGCACCTGAACCGCCACCTCCGCTAAGCCCCCGACCTGCTGTAATCGACGGCACATCAAGATAGGTGCGAAAATTCGTGAAGGTAATTCTTTTATGTTCAGTTGCTGACGCGTCATAGAACGCCAACTGGTCCTCATCAGCACCTGAATTTTCCGTTAGGCTATGAATATCCAGGTCAAGGGTAACTATCCCAGAGTCGCCATTTCCAGTCAATCCTTCGCCACCAGAGACGTTAGGTATATCCAGGAACGTTCTCATCTGCGTAAATGTCATCTTGCGATGTTCGGTCGCTGACCTATCGTAGAACGCCAACTCATCGTTATCAGCGCCGGCAGGTTCTTCGTTTAGTGAATCTATCGAGAGATTGATGGTCTGAATACGCTGTATGCCTTCGGCTCCTGCCGTGCGTGCATTGACTAGTCCAACGCCACCTGCGACATCGTAAACGTTAGCCACGTCCAACAAGCTCTGCAAGGTCGTTTTCTTAGTCGTTGTGCCGTCCAGCACCGCAAAACTGTTATCGGTATCCAGCGTGTCAGTCTGTGCCACGAGCTTGTTAAGATCGACACTTAAATTAACATCGGCAGTCGATACACCGCCAGACAGTCCGCTTTCAGAGTCGGTCACTATACCAGTGATCAAGCTCAACTCTTCCGGTGTGGATGTCGTTAGTCTATCAGCGCCTGCCGATACGTGTACGAGCTTACCTGCATTTCCAGCCAGTGCTGGTAGGCGATCAAAAGCGTCTTCGAGCAACGCAAACTCGTTGCGCATTTTCGCACTTTCAGCACGTGAATGTTGGGTTGGTTGGCCGGTGTCAGCGTACCATTCGTTTGCCATATCTCTACTTGATCTGTTTGGTTAACTGATAACGGATTTGAACACCAGATAACAACACTGGTTGCATATAGTCCGAGTCTTTTTTCACTAAGAACGCAATGTTCTCGCAATTGCCGTGCAATTTATGCCTGGAAGGTCCAAGCGCTATGCCGTCCCATGTGAACTGGTCCCACGTGAGATTCTCATCCCAACTTCCCGCAATCGAATCAAGCACTTCCACCAGTTCCGCATCATCACCGATAGTACGCAGATTGTAATCTTGTATAGAGGATAGTTCAAAGGTCGCAAATGCTGTTCCCATAGCCTCAACGACCGCATTCGTGACCCTCTTACGCCATCCAATCGAGTCTATGAAATGGTAGTGCGTCAATAGGTATGCACGGATCGGCTGGCCGTCGAACGACGTCCCCTTTTCCATTTCCATCACGAACCCGTCATTAGTGCCGAAAAACATTCGCTCACGACCGAACTGGTCCTCTGTAGAGAATACAGTAACTACACCTCTATCAAAAAAGACTGGCATGATTCCAAGTAACTTGCGTTCTTTGAATGTGATAAACAAAGCATGATTATCAGCATAGAAAATTCTGTACTGATTTTTCTCACGTGCGATACAGGATCCTATGACCTTATCCGCTCCATAGCGTCCTCGATCTAGTAAGAATCCTTTCGCATGACCGGATATTGTCGCATGGTTGAAGTTTCCAAACTCCTGCACCGACTGCAAGGTACGAATACCTCTATCGTCCTGGAAAACTGTCTGTGACACTTCCTGGATAGTGTGAGAGAAAGCTCCGATTTCTTTGCGGTACGTCTGCAACTGCCAGTTGCCCTCGGAACTGCCATACAGGATAAATATGCGATTGCGATTGAATATTCCCAGCGCGCCTGTGCCTTCAACCCCAGCTTCTACATGAAAGCCCGTCACGTCAAACTCGGTTGCTATCTCGCTCGCACCGCTTAGCACTGTCCATTTGAACGGGTTGCCGATACCGCTATGCTGTACCGAGCGACCGAACGAAAGGAATAAGTGATTGCGATGAATCTCCACGTGTTGCGGAGCGTCGCCACCAGGTCCTTGATAGCCTGTGTATATCGGTGCAAACGTATCGTCGTCAAATCGAAACGCAAAATTCTTGCCGTCTACTGCGTATATAGCCTCGCCATCGCCAAAATCGCCACGCCTGGTCTCATATCTAACAGGTTTCTTGACTGTATCAGGCAGTAATTCATTTTCCTTCACTACTGGCGAATTAGCGTCATTAGCGTCGCTTTTGGCTAGTGTGCAGACATCTTCTGTCTCTACCTGTGCCGTACCTTCAGAAAAGTCTCCGGATACGTCTTTAACTATGACCCATCCGGTCGCAGTGCCTGCCACCGGGTCGCCATTTGTGCAGGTCACATAGATGATTTCAGCAGTTGCGGATCCCTGCGTTAACGTCTTCGATTTCTTCAATCCAACACCGCCATTGGTATAGAGGATACGATGATTAAGCTCAACTCTTTCCCATCCCATATCCGTGGCTTTGTGAATCCTTGCTTGTGCGTCCTGAAAAGGGTTCTCAGGGTCGTCGTTACGTACTGCGTAAAGATGACTGCCATACCACCACATACCTAAAACACGGCCGCTCCCTGGCACGCTAGTTATGTGCTGTCGGCGTTCATCGGCGGCTCTGGCACGATAGATAGCGTGTCGCTGTGCTGTAGTTGCATCTAGTACCCTGGGTTTACCACTAGCCTCTGCAAGTTGCAAACTCTCATCCTGTACGAACACTGGATCGCCAATCTGCCAGACTGATTCCGCAAGTTCGATCTCGTCTACTTCCGACCTCGAATATTTTGTGTTGATGATCAAAAAGTAATCGCCGTCGCTGTTCTGGTCAACTGCCAGCACGTTCGACGTGATAGAGGTTATCTGCACGTTATAGATAATCACGCAACATATCTGCACGGTACCGACGTCGTTCAGTGTGAAGCGTATCCAGTCGTCTTCCTGATCCAGGTTGAATTCACGGATGCGCCATCCTCCGTCCCGCGATACTGTTTCACCCGATCCGTTCCAATCTACCACCTCCGTTCCTTTAACAGCCTCATAATTCCCTGGAGCACTGTCATCTCTCAGTGGATGAATAGAAGCATGGGTGCCCCCACTACTTGTCGATACCAACAAAGCATGATCCTGCGTATTGATATAACGAATCTCGACACTAAGCCGCCTCGATGATGTCCCACTTAGATATTCATTCAAAAACGATGATCGTATCTCTACGTGACGAGGTCCACGTAGCTCTGAAGAAACAGTAAGCTCCACTCCACCTGTATTGCCTGGCAATTCCGGACGATGCACAATATTGCCACTGAATATCGCGTTTGATATACCAGGTTGCGATATGTCAAATATGCGTTCGACAGACCCCCCACCATTGTTTACGTTCTTACCAATCAATGTTTTGTCTACACCATCACCACCCAAAAGCTCCTGGTACTCATTCGCTCCGTCTCTAAGAACAATTGGAAGCGATAGATAGACTGCATCGCTAGGTGACGACGATCCGTCATATCGTTCATAACCCGCAATATCCTGGTATCCAGACTCTCTACCAACCTCATAGTTGATACTCGCCTGCAGGAAGCCGGGCGGGACATTCCAGCGCGGAGTCTCGGTGTCGATACCACCTGTGAACCGCATGTGCGAGAAATCCGGTTGCGGACGTCGTGCCATTAGATAAGCGGCCCTGCTACCTGCGTGGCCGGNAATTGATCCTGTTCAAGCTGACGCGTGAGTTTGTTTTCTCGCGTGCGTCCGTACTCAACAATCTCTGGCGAGTTCTGTTGCTGGCCGTACATCGTAAGCGCAGTATAGACAATGAGTTGATGAAACCGCCTAGGCAATGAAGGTACGTCATCATCTCGTTCGAGCGACTGCGCATCGATCTTGTATTCACCAAAGACTCGATAATCATCACCATCGGGACTCGGGTAAAAATGCAACTGCTCAATCGGATCCACCGAATAGTTGGTCGGATCGCCAGTGACATTGGTAGCAAGTTCACGTGTAGATCGAAACTCCTCCCACGGCAAAGCAGTGAGTTGTCGTCCGCTGTTCAAATGGCGCGGCAACAGCGTCACCAGATCGTAGGGACCAGAATACCAAGTACCAAAACTTTCGCTGATTCTCGGACGTGTGCTCAGGTCCAAGGTGATAAGTTGAGCATTGGATATATAGCCTACGTCATGGGCATCCTCGATAGTGTATATCTCCTGCCCTTCGACCAGATCCAGTGCATAGGTACGACGCATCCATCGCCATTCGTGCCGAGACTGCAATTCAATCCATGCCTCGCGCACCCAATGCACACTCTGACTCAATTCGCCGGACTGATTGATTACCGTAGTCGGTCGTCCTGGTGGTCCAAGGTCCGCCTCACGAACGAACGCTTGTACGAGTTGTAGAAACGTCATCAGCTTTCGGAACTATATATGCCCTTTAGCCANGCACGACCCTTGTCTGTATCTTGGACGACAGAGAATGGAAAACGATTTATTGATTGACGGGAATAAACCATTCTGTTCAGACCACGATTGTACTGCTCCTCGCTTTCTGTCTGTACGTAACGTGCTTTTTTGCTACGCGCTAGAGCCTGTACGTATCTGCGCGGAAGAGTATACTCCATGCCACACTCCAAAAGCATTGGCTTTCCGTTGACCGAAAGATCAATCGTCGTCTGCGAATATGAAGTGTTCGACTCGTAAGGTGCGGGAGCCACATGAATCTTCACCATCTCGTTAAGAAACGCTTCATCCTCCGCCCATGATTGTGAAGGCGGTTCTATGATCGTCTCGTCACGTTGACGTGCTCTATCAATGTCATCGAGATCGACTGTTTGAGCCGGCATTAAATAATCCTCAGAAGACATCTCAACCTGAGAAGGCTTCATGTGAATCATTATTTCCTTAAGTTCAGAAACTTCTGCTCTAAGGGAACTCAACTCCTCATCCTTCCGTTTAAGCTCCTCATTTTCCTTCTGGTCATTCTGCTCCTTCATAGCAGCCAGTTCCATGCCCATTTCCTGCAACTGCTTCTGCAACTGAGCATTGGTTGTTGTTTTTGTTGCGGTTGTCATCAGTATCCCACTCCCGGGTCTATGTATGAATCAATTAGCACGTTGTCGAACTGGCGCGCAAACTCGTCGTCAGATCGATACGAATAGGGGTTTCTAGCGTCCTCGCTCTGCACGAACGCATCTGCCAGATTTGGCGATTTAAGTTGCTTCGCCTTCATATCTCGCTTGCTCTCCACCTTCATTTTGCCAGCGCTGGTGTCTCTACCTGGCATCGTTAACTCTGCTTTCAAGTCATTCAGCGCCATACACTTCGAGGAGATAGATATTAAGTTATCCAGCGTTTCCGTGACCACCATGCCCTCTTTAGCACGCTCCATCGCATGATAGGTACTGCGCATCCTGTTTGCTACCTTATCCCATGTCTGCGCACGTCGATTTAAGTAGCGCTCTTTAGTCAGCTTGGAATCACCAGGCAATTTCTTATTCGGTTGTCGAACAGCACCGCTTCCTAGGAAAAGTTGCACGTGCATACTTGGGGACGCATTTTTCATCCACACCTTCATGACCGGCGTGCCCATGCCATCGCCGTCAACTACGAATACGTCAGCACGATAGTCCTCTGCGATCTTGTACGCCCATAGCAAAGCAGTATTGATATCGCCTGTCTTAAGCTCTTCTGCTCGTTCGATTACGTTTCCATGCCGGCAGATAACCGCCTTGGCGTCGCCACATCGGCAGGGTCAAAAGAACATACACGCAGTCCCTGCGGCTCGAAACCCAGTTTTAAATGTGCGTCCACGCAGGATTGTACCCATATACCCTGCAGGAACGACATAGCGTTCGCCGCGTGCGGGTTGCGATCAATCTCCTGCGCCACAATGTCAGGTGGTAGCTCACGACATTTTTTCTTGTACCATTCTTCGCTCTTACGCGGATCGTCCCGCCAGTCAAAAACGAAGTGCTTACCGGTTCCCTTCCATTCGACGCACTTCTGATAGAACCGATTACCTGCGCCACTGAACGTTGATATGTCGATCTGGCAGTTGGTGTTATCCGACAAAGCGGCCTCTACTGCCATGGAGTTTTGAAGGAACGCCGCCTCATCCACGAAGTAGATAGATGACCTGTCGCCGCGCCCGATGTTATCACCCGCCTCGCCGACGATATTAGCGCCGGTCGCCGGATTCATTAGGCGCATGTGCGAATAGGTGTTTGGCACGTTTTTACCTTCTACCCAGTCTAAACCATCCGGCCAAAAGATACGAGGCGTATGCTCCAGTGCAAACAGAATCCGCTGAAAGATGCTTTTTTTGGAGTTGGTAAGATCAATATAGGACTCTTTACGAGAACCAAAACCAACCACCTGTCCAGGATTGAAAAGGAAGATACTGAGCGAATACCAAACACATAGCCAGGTAAGACCGCAGTCACGTGACTTTTCCAGAACTCCTCTCTCTTTACCAAGACGTAGTTTTTCAAACCACACCAGACATTCAACCTGCTTCGGAAAAAGCACCATCGGTATTTTCGTGCTACTCGTCACGTTACGAGGCTCGATGGTCATGGCCCAGTCTGCAATGAACTCCCATGGCTTGTTTCGATAGAGTTCAATAGTCTTTCTCAAAAGTTGACCATCGTGTTCCAGGCGTTCCAGAAGCTCAGCACGCTTAACGTAAATCTCTACATCTGGCTCTTTCCAGTCATATTTCAGTTCGGATTTTTGATCAGGATTTTGCTCGGAAGACATACAATTACTTCACCACCTTGAATTGTCCACGATTGACTTTTTTGACGCGTCCTAAATACTTTTTCGACGCTGTCTCCTGGTCGTCATCCTTGGTAATGTCTTCTACATCCACCGACATTTTCTCATGCTCGGTAGCAGGTTTGCGATCCTTGCCGTAGCCGTGCGTGCTTAATAGCAGTCGTGTAATGTTTGTGTTGGACTCTCCCGAGAGACCCATCTGTATCAGTTGAACCTCCTGCTTTGCAAGCATCATGTTGACAGTTTCCTGCAACTCGATCTTGTCGTTGTCAGCAAGCCAACGTTTTAGAGTAGGTTTGGAGATCCCTAGATGAACCGCTAGACCAGCTAGGGTAGGTAAGGTTTGACCGCATTGTTCGTGACCGCCGTTGCAGTAAAACGAAGCATCGGCATCCATTTGCTTCTTGTATTTGGTAACCATCGTTTCGTCCGTGAAATCAAATGATGTTTTTCTATTCTAGCATAAGCACAACGAGAACGAAAACCCTCCAATATTGTTACCTTTTAAAGCATCTTGAGCAAACACTCCGCAAGTTCATGATGGGAAGCCGCCAAAGCATAATCGTTAGCGTCCCAACCAGGTGTTGACGGCGCCCACCAAGGCAGGTGAGTATTTTCCACCGCACTCAATCCAGCTTCGTCGTTATCCGCCACGATGTACCTGTCTTCGCCCCACATAGCGATTTTCCGCAGGTTGCTTGCCGAAAATGACACCACAATACCCATTGGACGCTTAAGGATAAGACATGCTTTCCACACTGACAAAGCAGTTGCATAACCTTCTACATAGATACGTCCAGGTGCGTCCAGATCGCCCAGCGTCCAGCTTCCACGTGAAGTCTTGCAGTTTTTGAGAAACTTCTTAGTGCCGTCCGGCGCTATCAATTGCATGGATACAAGAATTCGATTGCAGTAGATAGGCACGCATACGCTGTCCTTGTACACCCTGGCTTTGAGCTTGGGGAAGCCCTTACGCGCCAAGTACGGATGCAGGTTCGGTTCCGAACGAGCTAATATCGCACGAGCCAACGCGCTCTCACGCGAGACCGTGCCAAGCTCAATATCTTCGTCAGAATTGAATTGACTCATCGCACGACGATAACCATTGCTATACGTAGACATGTCCAAACCATTTTCCCTCGCCAGCATAGTAGCGGCGTCCTTAATGGACACACGCTCCATCTTCGCTACAAAGTCGATGACGTCGCCATGAGCTTTGCAACCAAAGCAATAAAAATGCTTGTCGTTCTCCCACCAGTGCAACGAAGGTTTATGGTCATTATTGTGGAACGGACACCGCATCGCTAGCGTCGTCGTGTTTTCTTCTAACGACCCATAGCGACCAAGCACTTGAGCAAGATTCAGACGTTCTTTTAATTCAGCAAACATCGTTGCTCTATTGCTCGTCGAGCAGTGCCTGAGCCTTTTCTTTTTCTATCCGTTTAGCGTACCTAATGTCGCTTGAACGGACCTTATTGCGAAGCGGCGTACTGACCTCGACCTGAGCTATATCGAAACCCCATGCTTTCGGCGGCCATTCGTCATAGATGTGGCGGTACTTCGCCAACATCCATTTCCGCATTTTGTCCGGATCATTCTCAAAACGAGGCTTCTCGGCCGCCAATGCGCCAAGCTCTTGCCAGATCTGTTGCTTGTTTGAAAATTC